AAGAGATTATGCAAATGAATTTTGAAGTACCATATAAAACAAAAGATAAGGCAAAGCTGCACACTTTAGCTGAAGTCACACATATGTCCCGTGGTCTAACAATTGAGGAAGTCCTGGCACAATTCGGGATGGATGAAGAGACATTCTTGGCTCTTGAGGATGAAGATTTCAAGAGGGACTTTCGGATAGCATTTATTAAAGGCAGATCACTAGGCAAGCGGGAGGCTGTTGATAAACTATTCAATCAAATGGGTAATTCTAAAGGTGGGCACCAATCAATTCTAGCTTATCTTAGCAGATTCGGTGAAAAGTGGTCTGATGAAGATGACAGTCCAACTGGATTTACAATGTCATTTGGCAGAAAGCGATGAGCAAAATTGTTGATTTGGTCTCACATTCGGAAAATGCTAGACATTGGTCTCCAGAAGATGCACTTACAGATGCACTTCGCTGCATTAAAGAGAATGATGGTGCCTTCAACAAAGACCTAAAGAAAGTTCTTATCATAGCAATTGATGACAATATGGATGATTACAATATTGGATTTATTCAGGCAGGTATGAAGATGTCTGAGTGCCTTGCTGCTTGTAATATAGCTCAGGCAAAATTTCGTAAATATATGGGATACTGATGCAGGTTAGTATAATGAGAGACCAAATTAAAGCACTTATGGCATGTGGCATTTCAACAGAAAAGATTGCTATGATCTTTGATATGTCAACATCAGAATTATATGATAGATTTGGCAAGGAGATTGCAACGGCTGAAGATGAGGCAAATGCATCGGTAGCCCACTCTCTTTACAAAATGGCAACATCCGGGAAGCATCCTCAAGCATCTATTTTTTGGCTAAAATCACGGGCTGGTTGGGATGACAAGTCTGATATTCAGATTAATATTGATCACAACACACCACGTGAAGAGATAATCAAGCGCATTAAAGAGCTTGAGTCGTCATCAAGGGTTCATTAAAAATGGATTACAAAGCTGGTGAAGCTGATATAGAGTTCTTGACTGATCTTGCAGAATATGCTTATGATTCTCCAATAGCTTTGAGTGCAATGTCTGGCATAGAGGATACAACATACATTTATAATGCCAATAATGAGAGCAATTCCAGCTATGTGACACGTGCTTTAGATTTTGATCCACAAGACATTCGTGGTGCAACCATACCAAGATCACTATTTGACAAGAGCAACCCTTATGTCACAGTTCGGGAAGATAGCACAGCACCAGAATATTGGGTGCATGAATATGAGCATGCAGGAATTCGGTCATTGCCACAGAGCAAAATTGATGCTATTGAGTCTTTCCAAGGCCCAAGGCCAGAAGAGCTTTTTGTAAGAGTTGGTGATTACATCCGGGCTGTTGATAACAATAATATAGATTTTGCAAATTACATCAAAGACCAAATTGAAGGGCATTTTGGCAGAGGATCTTTGCCTAGCTTAATCAAACAATACAAAGATATATCAGATTAGTGAATGTTGATCTTTCAAAAATGACAGATGCTCAATTGAGAGAGTATCTTGATTTGAAGCAATTGCTTGTAAAGCAAGAGCAGATCACAGCTGCACGGGATGATTTTATTGAATTTGTTAAGTTCATGTTCCCTGACTTTATCATCGGGCCACATCATAAAGTGATGGCAGAGAAGTTTAAGCAAGTTGCTGAAGGCAAGCTTAAACGCATTATTCTTAATGTTGCACCACGACACGGTAAGTCACTATTAACTTCACAATACTTGCCGGCCTGGCTAATCGGGAGAATTCCAAACAAGAAGTTGATGTCAATTACTCACACTACAGATCTTGCTGTCCATTTCGGAAGAACTGTTCGTGACATTATTCAATCAGATCGTTATCAAGAGATATTCCCACACACAAATATTAGAGCAGATAACAAATCTGCTGGCAAATGGCAAACAGAAGCAGGCGGCGAATTTTTTGCTGCTGGTGTAGGAGCTTCAGTAACTGGTCGTGGTGCTGATCTTCTTATTATTGATGACCCACACTCTGAGCAGGATATTTTATCACCAAATGCATTTGATAATGCTTGGGCATACTACTCTGCAGGCCCACGACAGCGTTTGCAGCCAGGCGGTATCATTATGGTAGTGCAAACCAGATGGTCTCAAGAAGATCTGACAGGTCATTTGCTAGAGGAACAGATGAAAAAGAAGGATGCAGATCAGTGGGAAGTAATTGAGTTCCCTGCTATTCTGCCTTCTGGCAAGCCTTTATGGCCTGAATTTTGGTCTATTGATGAGTTAAAAGCTGTTCGTGCATCATTGTTTGAGGCAAACTGGCAGGCACAATGGATGCAGAATCCTGTATCAGAAGAGGCTGCTATTATAAAGCGTTCTTATTGGTCACGTTGGAATGATGATAAACCTCCTGCTTGTACAGACATCATCATGTCAATGGATACAGCATTCCAGGCCAAAGAAGCAGCAGATTATTCTGTAATAACAACTTGGGGTGTATTCTACCCAGATGGTGAGTATGTAATTGGCAGTGGTGATAATAAACGAACACGGAATTTCAATGGCAGAGAAGCTAACATTATGCTACTGGATAGAGTTAGAGGGCAATTTGACTTTCCAACCCTCAAAGAAAAAGCCTTTACAACTTGGACAGACTGGAACCCTGATATTACCATTATTGAAAACAAGGCTTCAGGGCAATCACTTATTCAAGAATTCAACCATCAAGGAATTCCTGTAACACCATTTACACCAAATAAAGGTCAGGATAAAGTAGTCCGGGCTAATGCTATTGCAGATATATTTCATGATGGCAAGGTATGGGCACCAAATGAATGGTGGGCGGATGAGCTTATAGATGAGTGCCATGCATTCCCATACTCATCTAAAAATGATGACCAAGTAGACTCATCGGTTATGGCTATTACATATTTCCGTAAAGCAGGCTACATATCATTGAAGAAAGATTGGAAAGAAGAGCTAGGCAAGAGTTGGAAAGTGTCAACATATTACTAAGGATATCATATGAGTTTTATAGATAATCAAGCGCCATTTGCACCACAGGGTATTCCTGATGAGGATGTTGTAGTTGCATTCCAACCAGATGATCCAATGGAAGACCCAAATATTGAGATTGAAGAAGATGGGTCTGCAGTTGTTTCTTTTTGTGAAGAGCTAGATGATAAAATTCCAGATGATCTTCCACATCATGCAAATCTTGCTGAATATATTGATGTTAGTGATCTGAGAAGTATTGCTAGTGATCTTATAGAGGCTTATGAAGCAGATAAGGAAACTAGAAGCAATTGGATCTCAATATTCACAAAAGGTCTAAAAGAGCTTGGCTTTGAACGTAGTGATGATCGTGATGAGCCATTTGAAGGTGCATCCTCTGTCTTTCACCCATTGCTAGCAGAAGCTGCAACACAGTTTCAATCACAAGCATATAAAGAGCTGCTTCCTGCTAATGGTCCTGTATCAACTAAAACAGTTGGAACAACAAAAATTGAGACCAATGATGGTTCATTAAACATCATAGATCGGGCAAATCGTGTTCGAGAGTTTATGAACTATCAAATTACAGAAGTTATGGATGAGTATGATCCTGAGCTTGATCAAATGTTGTTCTACTTGTCACTATCAGGCTCAGCATTTAAAAAAGTATATTTTGACGCATCGCTCGGTAGGCCAGTATCAAAATATTGCACAGCAGAGGATGTTGTTGTAAATTATTATGCTACTGACCTTGATACTGTTGAGAGGATCACACATAGATTCACTCTATCTAAGAATGATTTTTTGAGAAACCAGATTCTTGGATCATACGTTGATACTGAGATTGGTAGTGCTGCAGAGCCTGAGCAGAATCTTGTTGATGAGGCTATTGATGGAATGCAAGGCACTTCAAAGTCATCAATTATTGATGATACATATACAATGCTTGAGATGCATGTTAATTATGATTTACCAAGATTTGAAGATGACCGTGGCCTGATGCTGCCATATATTTTCACAATTTGCAAAGATACTGGTGATATTGTATCAATCACTAGGAATTGGGATGAATCTGATGAGCTATATAAGCGCATAACATACTTTGTTCATTATAAATTCCTGCCAGGCCTTGGTTTTTATGGCTTTGGCTTAATTCATATGATTGGTGATCTTGCTTCTGCAGCAACATCAATTATGAGACAGTTGATTGATGCTGGAACACTGTCTAATCTGCCTGGTGGATTCAAACAGAGAGGTGTTCGTGTTAGTGATGGCCCGATTTCGCCTGGAGAGTGGCGTGATGTTGATTCTCCAGCAGGTGCCATCAATACAGCTTTCATGCCATTGCCATATAAAGAGCCATCAAATGTTCTCTACCAATTGCTCGGTTTAGTTATTGAGTCTGGCAGGAGATTTGCATCAATTGCAGATACAACTATCTCAGAATCGGGATCACAGCAAAATCCTGTTGGAACCACTATGGCTCTTATTGAGCGTGGCTCAAAGGTTATGTCTGCAATTCACAAGAGATTGCATTATGCACAAAAGAAAGAGTTTAAAATTTTAGCACGTATTATTGCAGACTACTTACCACCAGAATACCCATATGCGGTTGGTGGCCAGCAGAAAATGATTTTAAAGCAGGATTTTGGTGATGATGTTGATGTAATTCCAGTCTCAGATCCAAACATTTTCTCAATGGCACAAAGAGCAATGCTTGCACAAAATCAGCTTCAGATGGCTCAAGCAGCACCTGAGATTCATGATTTAAGAGAGTCATATAGACGTATGTATGATGCACTGGAAATAAAAGACCCAGATAGTCTGCTAAAACCAGAGCAAAAGCCACAAAGATTGTCTCCAGCATCTGAAAACTCAGCTGTTATTGAGAACATTAAGTTGCAGGCATATCCAGATCAGGATCATATGTCGCATATTCAAGCACACATATCATTTGCAAAACTTCCTATTGTACAGCAGAACCCAGATTATTACACCAATTTGGTGCAAAATATTATGCAGCATATTAAGTTCATTGCTGAGCAAACAGCCCAACAGCAGCTAATGCAGCAAACAAAAGGCAATCAGATGCTGATGCAGCAAATGCAAGGGCAAGTACAAGGCTTGCTTGCAAAGCTTGAGAGTGAGATGATCAATAAGATTATTGAACAGCTTGCCCCAAATCAGCCAGATCCAATGGTTCAAATGCATGATAAGGAAATGCAGATTAAGCATAAAGATATTGCTATGAAATATGAGCAAGCAAATGCCAAACTGCAATCAGATATGCAAGCAGCAATAGAGTCTGAAGTCACCAAGCGGATGAAGATTATTGCTGATGAGCAGAAGGCAAATCAAGATATTGCACAAAAGCGTGAGACTGCATATTTGAATGCTAACCAAAAGGCACAAGAGGTTTATCAAAAATCAATTGTAGAGGCTGCCAAAAATGATACTGCAACTATTGGTGGTATAAATGGATAGCCTTGATATGGCAGATTATCTGCTAAAGCAATTACGTTCTGCAATTGCATCACGTAGTGATATGTTAATTGGTGGCTCCATACAATCTATGGAGCAATATAAAGCAATAGTTGGTGAGTGCACAGGTCTATCACTATCTATTGACATGATCAAAGACCTGCTTAATAATATGGAGAAATTAGATGGCTGAAATTAAAGACCGTGTTTTGAATTTTGATTCAAAGCTACGCGATGATGCTGATCCTGTACAACCAGGTGATTTATCTGAATCACAAATTGATCAATTGCCACAGCCAACTGGCTATAGGCTGCTTATCATGCCATTCCAAGGCAAACGAAAAACAGATGGTGGTATTATGCTTACCAATGAGACAGTTGAGCGTGAAAGGCTTGCAACAGTTGTTGGTTATGTTCTTCGTGTTGGTGAGGATGCATATAAGGATAAGTCACGGTATCAGTCTGTGTGGTGCAAAGAGGGTGACTGGATCCTATTTGGGAGATATTCTGGAGCTAGAATTCCAATTGAAGGTGGTGAGATTAGAATTATCAATGATGATGAAGTCATTGCAACAGTTACATCACCAGATGTAATTTTAAGCACATATAAGTCATAAGGAGACTATTATGCAAGTTGAAGAAGATGGTGTTGAGGTTGAAGTTGAGATTGATAACGAGAATGTGAATCCTGATGATGAGCAGACTATAGCAAGTGGTGATAGTGCTGATGATGCTGTAAGCACTAGTGATTCTGATGGCTCTGATGAGCATGATAATGATGAAGAAGTTCAGCAGTATAGCAAAAATGTACAAAAGAGGATTTCTAAGCTGACTCATAAGCTGCGTGAAGCAGAACGTAGAGAACAAGCTGCTATTCAGTATGCACAAGGTGTGCAAGAACAGCTTACACAGCATTCAAATCAGCTCAATAGCCAAGTCCAATCGAAAGATGCTGCTTTGTTTACTCAGTATTCAAAGAATATTGAAAGTCAGCTTATGATTGCTAAAGAAAATTATAAGCGTGCACATGCAGAAGGTGATGTTGATTTGATGATGGAGGCTCAGTCTGAGCTTGCAAAATATTCTGTTGAGATGGAGAATCTTCGTAGAGTTGCTGCAAAACGGACTAGACAGCAAGCCCAAAATGTTGAACGGCAACAGCGCCCTCAGCAAATTCAGCAACTTATGTATCAACAGCAGGCAGCAAAACAACCAGAAGTTGATGAAAAAGCACAAGCATGGGCTGAAGAGAATGATTGGTTTGGCAAAGATGAAGTTATGACTTATGCAGCCTTTGGAATCCATAGAAAATTAGTTGAGGAAGGGGTAGACACAACATCAGACTTATACTATAATCGGTTAAATTCAGAGTTGAAGTCTAATTTTCCAAAGAAATTCAGCAGTTCTGATAGTAGGACAATGCCACATCAGCAAGTAGCTGGTGCATCACGAACCGGGCGAGCTTCTGGTAGTGATAATAAAATCAAACTCACACGTAGTCAAGTTGATATCGCAAACAGATTAGGTGTGCCACTAAGTGAATATGCCAAATTTCTAAAGAGAGGCAATTAAATCATGAGTAATGAAACGACAAATAGAACAAGTCGCAATGCTGAAAACCGAGGTAATGATTCTCGCCCTGTAACATGGCAGCCACCATCAATGTTGGAAACACCAACACCACCAGATGGTTTTAAGTATCGTTGGATTCGCACTGAAATGCTTGGACAAGAGGATCGAACAAATGTTACAAAGAAGCTGCGTGAAGGATATGAACTTGTAAAGCCAGATGAGATTGATGCCCGTTTCCAGTTACCTACAATGATGGAAGGTATCCATAAAGGTTATATTGGTGTAGGCGGTCTGGTGCTTTGTAAGATTCCAGTTGAGATTGTTGAGCAACGCAATGCATATTATGCACAACGAACCGCTGATCAACAAGCTGCAATTGATAATGATTTAATGAAGAATAGTCATTCGGCAATGCCAATCTCTAAACCAGAGCATAGCAGCCGGGCGACTTTTGGTAGTTCAAATACTGGTTAATTTTAAGGAGTTTGATTATGGCTAATGTAGATAGCCCAAATGGTTTTACTCCAGTACGCCACCTATCTGGTGGTACCATTCGTATGAATGAGTACCCCATTGCTACTGATTCAGCAACTGCTATTTTCAGTGGTGATATGGTAGAGCTTCTGGCTACTGGTTATATTGATGTAGGTGATGATGATTCAGCATCATTCCTTGGTGTTTTTGCTGGTTGTAAATACACCAATGAGGCTGGTGAGATTGTCTTCAGCAAGTATTGGCCTGCTGCTCAGGCAACTCTTGGTGATTCTGATGCTGTTGCTTATGTATATGATGACCCAAGCATTGTTTATCGTGCACAGTGCTCTGGCACCCCTGCATCTACCTTGGTAGGTGCTCTGATTGATCTGGACAACACTGATGCTGGTTCTACCAGCACTGGTCGTTCTGCCCAGCAGTTGGACGAGGATGCTTCCACTGATGATTTCTTCCGTGTTCTGTCTCTGTTTGAGGTTGATGGCAATGCATGGGGAGAATTTGCTGAGGTTGAAGTTCTTATTCACAAACACGCTCTGGCTCAGGCTGCTGGCGCTGCGATTTAAGGAGATATATAATGGCTATTAATCGCGCACAATTGGTAAAGGAGCTTGAGCCAGGTCTTAATGCTCTGTTTGGTATGGAGTATAATCGGTACAAAGATGAGTGGAAACAGATCTTTGACGAGGAAAGCTCTGATCGTGCATTTGAGGAAGAGGTACTTCTCTCAGGCTTTGGGGCTGCTGCTGCTAAGGGTGAGGGGCAAGGTGTCACTTATGATACTGCTCAGGAAGTCTGGACTGCTCGCTATCAGCATGAGACTATTGCTCTGGCATTTGCTCTCACTGAGGAAGCAATCGAGGACAACCTGTATGATAAGCTCTCCTCACGCTATACAAAAGCACTGGCACGATCAATGTCTCATACCAAGAATGTAAAGGGTGCTGCTATCCTTAACAATGCATTCAACACTGCCTATAAGGGTGGTGATGGTGTAGAGCTTTGTGGATCTCACACATTGCTGAATGGTGTTGCTGTCTCAAATGAACCTTCAACTGCTGCTGATCTTAATGAGACTTCACTTGAGAATGCTGTTATTGACATTTCTAAGTTCACGGATGAGCGTGGACTGAAGATTGCAATTCAGCCTTCAAGCCTGTGTATTCCAACTGATCTTCAGTTTGTAGCAGAGCGTGTTCTTAACAGCAATGGTCGTGTAGGCACTGCAGATAATGACCTGAATGCTCTTAGTTCAACTTCTGCTATCCCTGGTGGTTATTCTGTTAACCACTTCTTGACTGACCCTGATGCTTGGTTCCTAAAGACTGATGCACCTAATGGTCTGAAGCACATGAAGCGTGTTGCTATTAAGACTGGTATGGAAGGTGACTTTGAGACTGGGAATGTTCGTTTCAAGGCTCGTGAACGCTATTCGTTTGGTTGGAGTGATTGGCGTGGTGTTTATGGATCGCCTGGTGCATAATCCATAATTGATCAGCCCTCTTAATGAGGGCTGTTCTTATCAATAACAACTTATAAAAGTTATTATTGCTAAGAACTTTCTATAATTATAGAAACTATAGATTCATCTATTTGCCAAGTAGGTGAAGTTGACTGAAATAAACAGGAGAAAATATCATGGCAGCAACTAATTTTTCAGGCCCAGTTGTATCTGGTAATGGTTTCACTGGAGACCTCACAGGTAATGTTACAGGTAATGTCACAGGTGATGTCACTGGCAACATAACTGGGACTGCTACTGCACTTATCATTCCTACTTCAGACCCTGGTGTGGCTGGTGCTATTTGGAACAATGCTGGTACACTTGCTGTTTCAGCTGGTTAATAGGATTGCATCATGGGTGCATATTCTGATGGTGTATCAACTACACTGACCGAGAGTGGGGCTATTTTCGGTGGCCCCGCTCGAATCAAAGCAATTTATTATGTGGCTGGCGCTACTGCTGGTAGTGTTGTGATCAATGATGGTGGGGCATCTGGTGATGCTGTTTTTGAGATTGCAACACCAGCATCTGCCACAGCTACACAATTCATTGATCTAAGTGGATGCCCAATTTATTGTAAAACAAGTGCATATGCAACAATCACAAATGCTACATCAGTTACAGTGGTATATGCATAATGGAAGCCAATTTCACCAAACACGGCAAATATGAAAATGCAGTTGCTAGGGGTGATGTCCCTGGCACTGAGCTTTTCAGTGCATATGGTGAATTGGTAACTACTGGTGCAGTGACAGATCATGTAGTATGGGCAAAAGAGGGTGAGGGTGATTTAAATATCCCAGATGCTGCTGGAGTCCAAGTGAGTATTGTTTCATCAAGTGCTGATGATGCAGCAAGTGGAACTGGGGCACAGACAATAGAGATTCATTATTTGGATGCCGATTTAGCAGAACAAAGTGAAACAATTACACTGAACGGCACAACACCTGTCAATACAGTTGCCACAGATATTCGTTTTGTTAATTGCATGCATGCTGTATCCTTTGGATCAGGCAAAAAGTTTGCAGGGAACATTACAATTAGCAATGGTGGAAACACTTATGCCTATGCTTCAGCAGGCGGGCGTAGATGTACATCTGCAATGAGACGTGTGCCAGCTAACAAACGCTTAATGATCTCTGGAATATATGCAGGATCAAGTTCTGGGTCAGCAGCAGCTAAAACAATTGTTCGTTTGGTAGCCACTGGCATGGGCAATCATGACTATACAGAAACAGTTGGTGTAACACTGCCACAAGCTGGTATTTCATTGCAAGATAGTGGTGAATCAATAGTTTTTGAAATGCCATTCCCAATTGCAGCTGGTATGATTGTTGGGTTTGAGGCTACATCTGATAAGGCCACCACAATAAATGCTGGGTTCTTCGGCTGGCTGGAGAATATATAATGGCTACTTCTGGGACTACTGTATTCACTCTTCAGATTGATGATATCATTGAAGAAGCGTATGATCGTTGTGGAGTGGAGACTAGATCTGGTTATGATTTGAAAACAGCTAGACGAAGCCTGAACCTTCTTCTTCAGAACATTCAAAATGAACATCCAGCTTTGTGGAAAATGGTGCCTAATTCTCAAGCATTAGTCAAGGGAACTGCATCATACACACTAGATGCTAAGATTTTGGATGTAGACAATGCAGTATTGAGAAGGAATGGTATTGACATTAGAATGTCTCGAATAGGCAGAGACATATATCATACCAGGCCTAATAAGTCAATGGAAGGGAGACCTTCTCAGTATTATTTTGAGAAAAGAAGCACTCCAGTGCTATATGTATACCCAGCACCAGAGAACTCAACAGACACTATAGAGTTTTATGCGCGTGAGCGAATAGAAGATATTGGTGAATATACCAATAATGTTGATGTCCCTTCAA